ATGCCCCTGACCGACGTAGCAATCCGCAATGCCAAGCCGTCCGACAAGCAGCAGAAGCTGTTCGACGGCGGCGGCCTGTTCCTGCTCATCAAGCCGGCCGGCGGCAAGCGGTGGGTGCTCAAGTACCGATTCGGCGGAAAGGAAAAGAGCCTGGCGCTCGGCACCTACCCCGCCATCCCGCTGGCCGAGGCGCGGAAGCGCCGCGACGAGGCCCGCGACAAGCTGGCGGCCGGGATCGATCCGGGCGCAGCAAAGAAGGCCGAGAAGCGCACGCAGCGCCTCAGCGCCGAGAACTCTTTCGAAGCCGTGGCGCGCGAGTGGCACGCCAAATACGCGCCGACCTGGTCTGAAAGCCACGGGGCGCGGATCCTGCGCCGGCTCGAAGTAGACGCCTTCCCTTGGATCGGCGTCAGCCCCATCGCTGATATCGAGCCGCCTGACGTCTTGGACGCGCTCCGGCGCGTCGAGAAGCGCGGCGCGCTCGAAACGGCACACCGACTGCAGGCCAACATCAGCCAGGTGTGCCGCTACGCCGTGGCTACCGGCCGCGCGAAGCGGGACGTAACCGCCGACCTCCGCGGCGCTCTGCCGCCGGTGCAGACCGAGCACATGGCCGCGATCACAGACCCGAAGCAAGTCGCCGAGCTCCTGCGCGCGATCGACGGGTATCGCGGTACCTTCCCCGTGCAATGTGCCCTCCGCCTCGCGCCGCTGCTGTTCCAGCGCCCGGGCGAACTGCGCGCGGCTGAATGGATCGAGTTCGACCTCGACAGCGCTACGTGGGAGATCCCGAGCGAACGCATGAAGCGGACGAAGCAGGGGAAGGCATCCGGCGCGGCGCACATCGTTCCCCTGCCCGAGCAGGCGGTATCGATCCTGCGCGAGCTGCACGCGCTGACCGGCAACGGTCGGTTCCTGTTTCCGAGCGTGCGCACGAAGGACCGGCCCATGTCCGACAACACGATCAACGGTGCGTTACGCCGGCTCGGTTATGACGGCGACACGATGACCGGGCACGGCTTCCGCGCCATGGCCCGAACAATTCTCGACGAGGTGCTCGGCGTGGCACCTGCGGTCGTCGAAGCGCAGCTCGCGCACGCCGTGAAGGATCCGCTCGGGCGGGCGTACAACCGCACAGCGCACCTGCCGCACCGCCGCGAAATGATGCAGCAGTGGGCCAACTACCTTGACCAGATCAAGGTCGGCGCAGTCGTCGTCCCGCTCACCACTGCGGCAGGCTGACGCACGCCATGTCGACCATTCGCATTTCGAAGCTTGAGGCCGCACGCCGGCATTTGCGCGCAGCGATTGTGCTGCTGTTCAACGGTGCCGATCCGGTCGTTGTGCACACGCTGGTCGGCGTAGCCTCGGTTCTCGCCGCCGACCTCGCGAAACACCACCATCCGGATGCCCAGTGGGAATCATGGGCTCAAGACGCGAACCGTATCAGCGCGCAGGAATATTTCGCCATCGCCAGGTCGACGCAAAACTTCTTGAAGCACGCCGACCGCGACGTCGATGCGGTGCACGAATTCGATCCGATCGAAACCGATGCCCTCGCGTACGGCGCCACCCGCAACCTCGCCAACTTCGGCAGGCTAGGAATCGAGGAAAGTACGCTCGAGCTCTGGTACATCGCTTGCAATGACCCAAGCGACTGCGGGTATGAGGACGAGCTCTTTGCGCATGCCGTCGAGTTCTTCGGGGATCTCCGCGGGCAGAATCGCGATGCTCAACTTGCAAAGGGCCGTGAAGTGCTGTCGAGCCTGCCCGTATCGAAACGACGACGATAGGCCGGCTTCAATCTCTCCGCTGTCCCGCATTCACCGCGGCATGCTCTCTGCGCCGAAGGCGATGGCGAATTCCACGGCCGGCGGTTGAGCAATACAGCACCACGAACAAGTACCCTTCTCGAATCATGCGATCCGTCTCCGCACTTTGGTCGCACAACCCGATCCATTGCGCACCGGCTTCGAAGCGGTACGGTAGCGGTTGGGCTGGCGCGGGTTGGGTAACGATAAAAGCCGCGTCGGATCGCTTTCGTCGCATGTAAGCCTTCCACCAACTCCTGTAATACAAGAAGCCGAGATTCGTTATCGTCGTGGCTCGATCGCCGACGTTGACCGCCGTAACACTGACGTAGGTGTTGGGATCAGGTACCGCACCTCCTACACGAACCATACCGGTGGAAGCGGAAATGCGCACGCTCGGGCCTTCGTTCAACCATTTGTACGCATCCCAACCAAGGACGAAGGTCGAGATCACGGCAGCGTATGCCGCCACGGCAAGGGTCAACGTCTCGTTAAGCGACAGTCCAAACATTTCCGCTCCTCGTTACAGTGCCGCCGGCTCGACGCGCGCCATCATGCAATCAGTGCGCAGAGACTCGCTTCGGGCGAACGTCAATCGGTAGCTGTGATCTCCGCGAGAAATGCGTCGACGCTCTCGGCGGTGATGTAGCTTGAGTGCGTCCCGATCTTCACGAGACGCAGCTTACCAGCGTGGACCAGGCGATACACGGTCGAGCGCGAGACGCTGAGCTGCCGCATAACCTCGCGGACCTTGTACAACTTCACGGGCGCCGGCGCGTCCGACGTCGTTTGATCGGGCGTATGCATGGTGAGCGCTGCTAGGCAGCCCCGATCAACGCAATGAGGCTCTCACCGGTCACTCCGCTCGCTCGCCTACCGAACTTCACTAGTTCGAGCCGACCATCGCGCGCCAAGTTGTAGACGGTCGCTTTGCAGACGCCGAGCATCTTCGACGCCTCAGCGATGCGGTACAGCCTGTCAGGACGAAGCGTAGGCGCCAACGGCGCAACGACGTCCGACAGGCACTGACGACGCGTTACCGACGGCGTTGGAGCCCGCTCGCGCAGCTGCGCGGCAACGCGGCTCGCAATTCGATCCGCGAGCATGTCGAGCAGATTCTCGCTCAGTACCACATCGCGGCCGGTCAGCGTGACAGCGCCGGCCTTGGTGGATTTCGGTACGTAGGGCACATGCACCTCCTTCGATGTCGATCGTCACAGATAGCGCCCCGCTTCGTTCGGCGGGGCGCGCCGGTTTTCAGTCCAGGCCGATCGCCTTGGTAATCGCTGCATCGAGCTCGCCGGTCGCGGCTTCGGCCCGCTGCCAAAACCATGAAGCGCTAGGTATCGTGTCGAGGTCGACGTGCTGAGCGAACGCGCCACGAAGCGCAAAGATGCACGTACGGAGTTCGCCCTGCAGCGCATAGATAGCCGCAAGGTCATGCGACGACACCATCACTTGATCAGGAATACTACCGATTGGGAAAGCGTTGTCAGAAACGTGGAACGTCATGAGGGACTCCGTATGCGCGTGCGCCGCCCCGCTGCTAAACGGGGGCGGGCGACGATGACGGGGTTAGCAGACCGGGGCATACGGAACCCGGCAGGCCGAAGCCTCCCCACCATCGCCGCCCATAAAAGGCGCGAAGTACAGACGAAGAAAAACCGCTATCGCGAGCGGTTGACCGCCGCATGCATTCGGGCTGCTAAACCCGGTCAACGTTGTGTGCGTCGACAGGCTCAGTATAGGTCAGCAGCGAAATAAAATGCAACAAATTAGTTTTGTCAAGCAATGCTGTACTAATTGTTCAGCCATCCCTGACACAACTGAAGCGTGCCTCGTCTGCGGGCAGGCCGCGCGCTAGAATGCGCCCACCCACAACAACGAAACGGGGGCGCTGTGAATTCAACTGGACGCTTTGCATTCGCCGCATGCGTGAGCGCGGCTCTCATCTTCTCGGCGGTGGCGGCCGACGCGCAGTCATTCAACGCGCATGCGCGCCTTGTCACGACGTGGCAAGCGAAGGATCTCACCGGCAACTCGGCGGCCGCGGAACGCCTGGTTGCGCTGGAGGAAATGGACGAAGTCCACGATCGACCAGGCGACAACTGCACGCAATTCATCGGGCCCATCACCGTCGAAGGCATCCAGTTCACACCGACCGGCGGCACGCTCGAAACGTTCCGATTCACCGACAAAAACGGGAATCAATGGTCCGTGCCGACGAACATCGGACGGCTGTCGAATGTCGACCGCCAGCACGCGAACAGCTTCATCCGTGTCGGAAAGCGCTACTTCGTGCACGTGCAGGTGTGCGGCAGCGGCGGGAACGCGAGCCTGGTCAGCATGTACGACGGGGCCGTCAATTTCGGCCCGGTTCGATAGGCCCGTGATGGCGCCCATCGAACCATCGGTGCCCTCATCACTGGCCTGAAAACGCCGTGCCGAGGTTCGGTGCGCGCTGCGGTTCGCCCGTGCCCGGCGACCAGTAATAGTCGTTGTGATACTGCGTGCGCGACCGATTCATATTCCGCTGCGTGACGCCCGGCGACAGGTTCTCGGCGATGTTGTCCCACAGGAGACGCTGCCACACCGTCTTCCAGAACCACAGGTTGATGAGCGGCGTATTCGACTGTGCAATCTTGAGCAGGTCAGCGCCGACGTGCATGTCGTTGCCTTGCACGGCGTCGTCGAGATTGCGCTTCATCGCGAGCACCGGCTGAATCAGCGTCGAAACCAGCGGGCCGCCGACGATGCTCGACACGACCTCGCTGTATTGCCCGCTGGTCAGCATCGACGTCAGCATGTCGCCAGCGAAGCCCGCGCCACCACCGACCGAGAACGCCCGCGTCCAGAAACCGCCCGCGTGCTTCACGTCGTCGAACATCGGTTCCGGATCCTTGCCGGCAAGCAGGTTCTTCGCCTGCGTTGAGATAGCGCCGATCAGCGTCGTGCTCACGACGAGCGCCGCCGCGTAGGCCATCGGGTTCGCGAGCGCCGGTGCGCCATCGACGCGGAAGTCGCCCGAGCGCCGCATGTCGGCGATGCGCCCCCAATGCCGTGAGATCATCGCCATCGGGAACGACTTGAACTGCATGAACGACTTCTTCAGTTCGCCCGTGACCGTGCCCGGCGTGGCCGACGCGATCACCTTCGTGCGCAGATCCGGGTTCAGCACCGCGAATTCGCCTTCCTCGCGGATCATGCCGAGCAGCTTCGGCACGATGTCGGCCGCGCGCGCCTCGCCGGTCGCGTACAGCGCGTCCGGTGTCAGGTACTCGGCATCGCCATACTTGCCCGGTGTCGCCTTGTTCACGATCGCCCAATCGTCAGCAGTCAGTCCGGCTCGCGTCAGCGCGCGGCGGTCCCATTCGGTCAGGCTGTTCCAGTCGGTGCGGCCAATGCCCGCGAGCCCGCGCATCATGTGCGACTGGAACGCCGTGCGCAACGCGTCCGTCCAGCCGGTGACGCCGCCGAACTTCATCGTCGCGGCGGACAGGTTGCGGGCCCACGTCGTCGCGAGGTTGTCGGTGCCCCACCGGTTGAGCCCGTGCTCGAGCGATTCAGCAATCAGCCCCTGCGACGACAGCCACGACCGGAAGTCATTCGAGCCGGGCGCCATTAGCCGCGCGGCCGTGCCGAGCGTCTTGAAGAACGGCACTTTGTTGTAGCCGGCTGTCACGAACATCGTACCGACGTCGCCGAGCGCGGCGAGGATCGTGCCCTGCAGCTTCACGGCGCTGATCGTCGTGCGCAACGTTTCCATCTTCCGCGCGAGCGCCGGATTGACCGGTGTGTTCGTCGCACCGGTGACGTAGTTCCAGTACGCGCCGACCGACGTCATGCCGCCTTCGAGCGTGCGCATTTCCGTGCCGTCGTGCACGGCCGTCAGCTGCATCTGCGTCTTCATGTTGCGCGTCGGGTTCGGGCCGTAGCGCTCGACGAGCGCGATGTTCTTCGCCATGCCGCCGACGTGGTCGACCAGCGCGTTCAACAGTGAGCCCTCACCGAACTGGCGGTTGTATTGCATGTGCGCGTCAGCGTCGCGGAAGTGCAGCACGCGGTGCGCGGACCCCGCGTTCGCGCGCGCGGCGTTGCCGGCCGTCTCGCCCGGCACGATCTTGTTGACGCCGCCGTACGCGATCGTGTCCCACACACCCTGTTTGCGCGGTGCGATGTTGCCGCGCGCGGCCGCGTTCGCACGTTCCCATGCCTCGCGATCTTCGCCGACCAGCACCTTGCGCAAGTCGGCGTCGCTCAGCGGATTCCCGGCGTCGTCGAGATACTGCGAGCGGTCGAGCAGCGGCATAACGGCGTCCGCCCAGGCGTGCCGCTGCGCGTCCGACCCGTTGCCGAGCACCTTCCCTTGCGCATGCCGGATCGGTACGTAGCCGTAATCGAGCTCGCCTACGTTGCCGCCAGCGCGGTTGAAGCGCTCGCGCATCGCGCTCGTCGTCTTGCCGATCTGCTCGGCCGCCGCCTTCGCAACCTCGTTGCCTGTCGAGCCATCCGCGCCGCGGTACACCTCGCGGATGATGTCACGCTCCATCGCTGGATTGTCGACGTCGAACGCGCGCGCGAGGAAGTTCTGCCCCTCTTTCATCGCGTCGATCGCACCCATCGTCTGCCGCATGTAATCCGACTTGATCGCGCCGGCAAGCACGTACGTCTGCTCGATGTCGTGCTTTACGATCGTCTCGCGCGCACGCTTGCGGTGAGCGTTTTCGGGATCGGTGTACAGCGCTTCCTGAATCCGGTCGGTCGTCTCGATCTGCTTGGCGATCTGCATCTGCTTGCGGGCCCGGTCGAGCTCGGCCTCGTGCACCAGTTGCTGCCGCGCCCACTCGGCGCCCGCCGCGACGCGGTCTGCCTGCGACATCGACGTCCATCCGGCCGGATCCTGCCGCGCGGTCGCGCGCATGCCGGCGCGCACGCGGTTCTCGATGCCGTCGATCTCGGCCTGCGTGAGCTTGCGGCCGGCGGCCGCCTCGACCGCGTTGACGCACTTCTGGTGCATTACAGACCTCCCGTGAAGCCGAACTTGTTCGCGCCCGAATACAATCCCGCCGTCATGTTGCCAGCACTGCCGAACGATGACAGACCGCCGAGCGTCGAGAAAGAACCGCCAGTGCCAGCCGAAAACAGCCCTTTGCCCTTTGCGTAATCCCCGAAGCCACCCAGCAACCCGGCGGCCGCCGATATCCCTCCGGCGACCAGGCTATTGTTTGCGCTCGCGCGCGCCGTGCGCGCGGCATATCGATCCTGCCGCGCCTGATCTTCGAGCGTGCCACCCTGCAGGATGCTTTGGTATCGCGTCTGTAGGGCATCAAGTTCGGCGTTGCGTACGCTCTGCACCTGTACGTCGAGCGCCGAGCCGGTATTCGGATTGAAGCCAGATTCGGCCACTGCTGCACGTTGCTCGCCGAGCTGCTGCCCGGCCTGCGCCCGTTGAGCGCTTTCACGTGCGACGCCTTGTGCATAGACCTGCGCGGCTTGCTGGTCAGAAAGCGCGGCATTGCGATCGAGCGCGGCCGCCTGCTGGCTCGCCTGCGCGCTGCCCGAGATGCCCGAGACGACGCTACCCACACTCTTCACTGCTGCAGCGCCGAGCGCCAACGTAGTCGGATCCATTACTTCACCCTCGCAAAAAGAATCACATCCCGCCCATCGACGGTGTATTTCCGGCGCACGCACTCCCGCACGAAGCCCAAACGTTCGGCCCAGGCCGCGCCGGCCGTGTTCGCGGCGTCGACGTCCATTTCGATACGACGCCACGGTGCATCGTCGAGAACGCCCCGCACCATCCGTTGAACGATCCGAAATCTCCGCGGCGACATCAATGCCGACGACATCAGCGTCCACGCCTGTGCGCGGTTCTCCCACACCTCAGCGATACCGCCACATCCGAGCGTGATGCCGTTCTCGACGATCGCCCAGCCGACACGCGTCGCCGCGCACAGGCGCTCAGCGGACTCGCGCGTCATCGTCCCAACAGCCGCGGTGTGCTCCGGCGACAGCTCGACAGAAAGAATGTGCTCAGGCGTCAGCCGCTCGGAGATCAACGGCGCTCGCATCCGGCTCGCGCGAATTGAATCGCGAGCACGCCGGCGGACGCTTTTCAGAAAATTGATAGGCATGTTGGTCCTGTTCAGAGTCAAACTCGTGCAGACGGCGCGGCGCGTCTTCGCGCCGCTTGCCCGTCGTCCGGCACCAGAGGTCGAGGATCAGCTCACCGCGCCCGTGCGACGGCTCGGTCGCATCTTCGATGTACTTGCGCACGGCCGCTTCGCTCACTGCGCCGTGCAACTCGCGCGCCACGTCTTTCGGCTTCGGGTAGAAGTGCTGCAGGTCGAGCAGCACCTCGCGCCAGTCGACCGACGCAACGGTCAGCATGAATCGCCTCGTAGAAGCCCTTCGACGAGCGTGTCGAGTGCTTTGCGCTGCGCGTCGCTCAGCGTGGCGACTTGCTCCATCGCCTGCTCGAGCGCCGCGCGCCCGTGCACGGCGGCTTGCTCCGCATCGATAGCTGCACGCAGCCGAACGAGTTCCGCATCCGGCGCACCAGCCGGCGCAGCACAACGCGCAACAACCTCTTTCGCGCTGACCAGCGCGGCGCAGGCCACCTCGTCCGCGGCGAGCCGCCGAACAAATTCAGGGTCCGCCGGATCGTAGGTGAGACTGCGCAGCTCGGCCTGGGTGTATTTCATTTCAGCTTCCCGGCAACGCGCTGCCGCAACGCTTCCTGCGCGAACTTGATGACGGTCTTGCGATCGGCGCCGAGGCCCGTCTCGACGAGCACCTTCGCGACGCGCGGGTCGCGCTTCGCGAGCGCGTTCGCGGCGTCCCAGGCTTTCTCCCAATCGCTGCCGAATGTCTCCTTCATGCCCTGCACGGCGTCGGCAAGGTGGGCTTGCTTGTCGGCCTCGGATAGCGCCGGCCAGCCGTGCGCAAACAGGCGGGCATCGGCGAGGAATTCGCGCACGTCGGTCTGATTGCCGCCGTGGTCAGCCACGATCGCCGCGAACTCCTTGCGATCGATCGTGCCGCCCAGGCCGTCGTCGATCGAGGCGACGGTTTCCCGCCCCCACTGCCCGGAGCCGGTCAGCTCGTCGTACAGCACGCCGTGCGTCCCCTCGTCGCCGTAGAACTTCCGCACGGGATCGTTGCGAACCAGCGACATTGCATCCGGGTCTGCGGCCTGTTGCGGCGCGCTCTGCCCGTCGTTGAGGCGCAGATTGTCGACGTGGCTCCATGCCTTCGGCTGCTCGACCGGCGCGCGCGGCGTCTCGGCCGCGCCTGGGAACTTCGTGTTCGAGTAGAACGCCGCGGCCCGTTCCTCGGGTGTCTTCTCGACGGGTGCGGATTGCTGTTCGCCGTCCATCACGCCTCCTCGCCGCCTGCATGGAGTGCGGAATGGCTCGTCAGCTCCGCGCCGGCCGCACTTCCGTACGGCGACCGCGACACGCTCGGCGCCGGACGATTGACGACGCTTTCGAGCACGCGCATGGTCCTCGCATGGTATCGCCGCGCCTCGTCGGCCAACGGCTGTTGTACGCGCTCCTCGTCAAACACATGCCGGATATGGCGTCGAAGCAAATCGGTAGCGATACAGCTGTTCGAAACGTTGAAGTAGTCGCTGTTGTGCGTGCCGACGTTGAGGAGCACCTTCCGCACCGATACGCTGCGCAACTCTTCCTCGACCTGCATGAACTCGCTGCGAGCGACGAGCAACGCAGCCAGCGCAACGTCGAGCGCAGCGGCGGCCTTCACAAACTGGCGTTCGAGTTTGGCCGCCTCGCGGACACCATCCCGTGCCGCTTCCGCGCGTGCGGCGAGGGCCGCCGCACTATTTGCTGCGTATGCCGCCTTCCGTACCTGGATAAGCGTCGTCTCACGCGAGCGGTGCGTTTCCACGATGGTCCGCAATTGCGCCGTTTCTTCGTCTTCGGCGCCGTTGTTCTCGAGCATGCGCTCCTCGAGCTCGCGCTGCGCCGTGGCAGCCTGCTGACGGGCTTCCACGAGCCGCGACTCGATCAGTTCGATGTCTGCCATCGATCAGTCTCCCTCGATGAGTTCGACATTCCACTCAAGCACGCGTGCCGCTTCTGCCTGCTCGGCCGTCGCACGGCCCCACGCATGATCCGCGTTCGGACGGATCCGCCACTCGCCACCCTTCAGCAGCCCGTGGCGTTCGATGAACTCGGCGAGGGCATCCGCGACGACGCGCGACATCGAGGCTCCACGCAACAGCGCGCAGGTCTTCAGCGCCATCCGCGTACGTGGGGCTAGGTAGAGGTTCGTTGCTGCCATGTTCGGCTCCTGTATAGGCATTCGATCAGCGTCGCATCAGCGCGTCGCGGAATCTCGCGTTTGTGCGCATATCACTATGCGCATATCACTATGCGCATACCGTCATGCAGGATCGTGCGTCGTTTGGAACGGACAATTCGCCGTCTTTCAGTTGCTGACGGGGCGCATGCAGGTAGCCAGTCGGGTAGCCACGTAACACTTTCGCGTTGTGCGCGGCCTGCAACGCCCATCGGGCAAGGCATCGCGCCGTGAATTGAAATCGCCAATGGTGATTTCAATCGTCCTTCGGAAGCGGTTTGCGACCGGTGAGATCCTTGATCACGACTGTCAGCGGTGCGTTTTTGTCGCCCTGCAACTTCATCTTGTCGTTGAACATGCCGAAATGCCGGCCGAGCATTTCGAGGTTCTTCAACTTGTCCGGCCATTTGATCTTTTTCAGGATCCCGACCATCTCGCGCGCATCGCCATTGCCCTCGAACAACTCGGCAAGGTCGAACCCGCTGAGGTACTGGCGCCATACCTTCGGCCACACGCTCACGGGTTTCAGCGACATGTCGTCGTTCATGATGTCGAGCACGTCCATTTCGTCAATCTCGACCATACGCGTCAGCACCCGATCGGCGTCGATCTTCGTGCGCTCGCTGCGAGCTTTCATGGCGTCCGCGATCGCCGCCTGGATATCAGGTTTTGTCAGGTTCTCGTTGGCGATTACGCGTGCGGTCCGCTCGCTGTAGCCGGCGCGGCGCGCGGCGGCGGTTGCGCTGAGGTCGATCAGATACTCGTCGACAAATCGCTGCTGCTTGGCTGTCAGTTTCTTCATAGCTTTACCTCTTAAAATTCGCACTACGAACTTGTAATTTCCTGCATTTTTCGGCCTCACCGGGGCGTAACCACCTGTAACCACCGGAACCCCTGTTTCCTATAAACCCCTGTATCCCCCTTATTTATCGCGCACACGTATATAGAGAAAGGTGGTTACGGTGGTTACGGTGGTTACGCGCCTTGCTGCGTAAGGCTCTGCGCGTAACCACCGGCGCGCATCAGGTGGTTACGGTGGTTACGTCCGATCGCATCCAAACCTTGGTCGGATGCCCCCCGACCCGCTTTAACCGCTTGGAGTACCCCATCCCTTGCAAAATTTTGCTAATTCGCATCATGTCGTTGCGCCCTAGCCTCGATTTGGCAATTCCAAGCGCTCCATCCGCGATATCGTGAATCTGCAAAAAATCGCGCGTACACGGTGGCTCACCGAGATCGCACGTGTAGTCGGCTCGCCCCATGAGCCAGTCGTGAACGATGGGCGACCAGGGGTCGGACAGCTTGTGCTGCGCGTGCACTTCGCGCGCCAACATCTCGGCCTCCTGCCAGTCGACATTCCCGGCACGTTCGTAGGCTGCACGAGCCTCGGCCCACAACTGCAGGCAATCGGCCGCGATCCGATCGACATCGCACCGGCCGACGCGCACCGGCAGCCAGCGGCGCTCCCCCGTCTCGTCGGCGAGAAACTCGTCCTGGTTGGTCGTGCCGACGAACAGGAACCGCCGCGCGAACGTCACGCTGAACTCCTTGTACTTCGGCACGAAGTTCTCGTGCGTGCGGCTGATGAACGCCTTGATCGACTCGGCGTCGCGCGTGTGCAGGCCGCGCAGTTCACCGAGCTCGACCACCAGGCGGCCGCGCATCATGCGGGACGCGTTGTCGTCGCGCTCGTCGAGCTTCAGCTCGCAGTAGAACTCCTGCGCCGGTACGAGCGCCTTCACGGCCCGCGTCTTGCCAGCGCCCTGCTCGCCGATCAGCACCGGCACCATCGGTGCCTCGCACCCAGGCGATAGCACGCGGCCGGCGAGCGCCGTCCAGAGATACCGCGACACCGCGCGCGTGTACGCCGTGTCCTCGACGGCCATGTAGTCGTGCAAGAACGTCTCGATGCGCGGCACGCCGTCGTGCTGCAGCCCGGTCAACCACTCGGCGGCTGAGTCGATGTGGTTCTCGTCGGCCACGAGACCGACGCCGTCGCGCAGCGCCTCCTTGCTGAGCTTGAGGAAACCGAGTCGCTCGAGCCGGATCTGCAGACGAGTGTAGTCCGGATCGGTGAACGCGCGCAGGCCACGCGGGTCCGCTTCGCCAGCGAGCATGATCTCGGCGCGGAAGTCGTCGTATCGGATATACCACCCGCACTCATGCGGCGCACGAACGGCCATCACGATGTTCTCAGCCAGCGCGAGAATCTCGCCCTTCCCGTTACGGCGGTAGCCCGGGCGCGGCGGTTCCTGTTCGTCGGCTGGCACCACGTCGAAGTCGTCCTCGCTCGGCTCGCGCGCCGGATCCTGCCAGCCGTAGGCCGCGGCCATCGCCTTGATCGTGCCGATCGTGATCGGCGTGCCCTGGTTCTTGCCGGCATAGCCCCAATCACGATCGGTCTTCGCCGGGTCGTACTTGCTCGATCGCGCCGAGAACTCATGCACGAGCGCCAGCCCCTCGTCCGAACCGAACGACGCGTGATGAACGCCGAACAGCACGTTGCGCCAGCCGTCGTAATCAAGCTCGAGCTCATCGCTGTTCGGGATCGCGTCGAGGGCGGACTTCAGCACGCTGAGCTCGGCCGGCGCGACGACCGCCGGCGGTAAGACGATCTCTCGCTCGGCGCGCGGCACCGGCGCACTCGTCGGCCAGTCCATTTCGATCACGTACGATTTCGGCATGTCGTCGAGCTCGAACGAGTCGAGCGGCACCGATTTGCCAGCCAGCGGCAGCACGAACATGTTCCCGTACCCATCGTGCGGAACACTGCTCTGCTTCGGGAAGGCCTCGACCTGCCCGGCGGCCACACCCTTCGTCCCGTCCTGCAGGCCGCACGCACCGAGCACGTGCCGCAGCGCCTGGCGCACGCTGTACGCATCCTGCGGCGCATCCCACAGAAAATAGATGTGGATCCCAGCGCCGCCCGACGAGCGGAACGGAATGCCCTGCAGGCCGACGGCCGACGCGGCGATAAGGATGCGCACGACGGTGTCCTGCATTTCGTGCCACGGCGTTTCGCCCTTGTGCGAGTCGAGATCGAGCAGCCCCACCAGCGTCACGTCGCTGCCCGGCTGCATCGGGTACACGCCGTAGGCCGGCCCACCATTCACGTGATGCGCGAGTCGATCGGCAGTCAGCGGTTGGCCGATGTGCTGCGGCGGTTTCCCCGGACGCTTGACGCAGCACGTCGACGTGCGCACGCGCGAAACGATCGGCGCGAGCGCCGCGACCAGATCCGAATGTGTACAGCTAGGCTTGACAGTATTTTCTGTAGGTGTACTATTCATTGTGTTTACCGAGCTTTGAAATTTTTTGGCCCGCATTTACTGCGGGCTTTTTCTTTTCACGAACTGCATGCCGGCGAGCCGCGGCGCTACGTTCTTCAGCATCCGCCGCCCCTCGGCCGGCGTCAGTCGCTTCGATCGTCGGAAGTGCGCGCGAAGGAGTTCGAACGTCGCGGCATTGGCCTGGATCTCCGTCATCGCGAGCGCGAGCGCACGCGCGAAATGACTGCTTGGCGCCGCGTCCGTGAAGGCATCGAGAGCAGCACATGCCGCCGCTGCGTTCTTGATCTCGAAATGGCTCGATGCAGGATGGCACAGGCCGGCGATCTGTTCGCCTGCAATGCCCCCCAAGTCCATAACGGCTTCGGCAAAAAAGACATCGGCTGCTTCGTCCAGGGTGTAAGGGCGCCCGGTCAGCCGGTGCTCGTAGTGCGTCGAGCCTGTCCAAGCCAGATCTTTCGATCGAATGTGAGTGCCGAGAAAGCGCCAGCCGAAGGCCACGGCGATGATCGTGTGGCCGGCTTCGTGCGCGGCGGTCTGCTCGCGCGAACACGGATCGTCTCCGTGCAGTGTGCGGATCCGGAGCAGGTGCTCTGCGGCGGCCCGCTTCGCGGCGGGGCTGAGGTAGCGGGCGTTGTCGACGGAATTCAT